TAATATAAACCCCCTTTGTTAGCCCCGCCTGTTTGACCCCGTGGACGGGAACACGGTTGTGAGGAGGCGTAGGTGTCGCCCCCTTGGTCTAGTTAGCCCCGCCTGTCGGTCAACGCGGACGGGAACACGCTACTGGGTATGGAGTACCCTGACCTAAACTTTATTATCAAGGCGTGGGTCATCGCCTGTAGAAAAGCGCATGTACCACAACGCCTTCTCTCTGTCTTCAGCGGGGTTCCACTTCTTATTCTGCCTCCAAATATACTTGAACGCGGCAATAGCTGCATAGTCTTGAACACGCTCAAGGCCAAAGGCTGCAACCATTGCGTCAATGCACTCAATCTCATTCTCTGAGTAATGAGGTGGGCTGTTCACCATATCCTCTTGTGAAGTCTCCACGGTCTCTGGGGTCGCTTCAATAACTTTGGTTTTGAGCGCCTTCTCACCGTAGAGAGTAATAAACGACTTTATCTTGTTAATGGTGTTTGTGCTCAACTTGCCGCTCCTGTTTTTAGCTTTGATTAAGGTCTGAACATGAACGCCTGCAACACTTGCCACTTGCTGATCATCAAATCTAATTAACCCTTGGATCTGGGTCATCTTTTCAACTTCTTCTTTCTTCAACAACATCCTACTTCCTCAATATAGGGAACCATCGACAGTCAAATATGTAGCTTGATTTAGCGTTACCTGACGAGTCATCTACCCTCTGTTTATATGTGTGCTCCTTTGCAAGACCACGGGTTATCAACCTAGTTATCCTGGTTAGGTCAGACCAGTGAACTTCTTTGTAATCCGTTATCTCTATATCAAAAACAATGATGATGTTCGGGTACAACTGTTGATACCGGACAACGTCTTTTTTGTTTAATGAAATAGCGTACTTTGGATCTATACCAAACATCTCCTGAGACAACCGCCACTTAGTCCTGATCGTTTTTAAGTCTGACGGGAATGAGATCCGCATGTCATGGGTGAATTTGTCATTAGCCTTTGCCACATTGGGCAATACATTCACCAAGTGAAAGTCTTGAGACTTGAGGAAGTTGCCCTCCTCAAGCTCTCCAAGCTCACACCAAGACTGCTTGTCTTGGAGATCCATCTAGAACGGTATATCGTCTTCGATGGGAGCAACCTCAACTACTGGAGGTGGTGGTGGCGCAGATTGACCGTCCTCTGGAGGCATAACCTCTAGAGTGATGCCAATATACTTGCCTCTTGGCCCATCGTTGTTCCAAGCAGCCATTCTAATGTCTAGCTCGCTTGCACCAGCCTTAAAGTGTTCCATGATAAGTCGGGCTTGAGCCTTCGTTATCGTTAATGGGCCACGGTAATACGGGGCTGTTTCCTTCTTCCTTTCCCTCTCGACAAATAGAGCGCCAGAACTGGTCTCTTTTAGGTCATAATTAGGCATCTTTTGTTTCTCCTTTTAAGATTGCTGCTTTACGGTTGGTAAACATTTCGACCATCTTTTTATAGAGGTCGGCGTGTTGGTTTTGAATCGTTGTTATTTGACCTCTGTTGTCATTCCAATAACCTACCAAGCCTTCTTCGGTAGTCATCATGTCAATGAACTGCCCCATCGCCCCTACAAACTCCTCAGACGCTACTCGCGTGTTCTCAGGGGTTGGTGCAGACTCTTCTTCTGTTGCTACAGGTTTAAGCTTTGCCGCCTTCTTTACCACAGGTGCTGGCGTTGGTTTTGGTGTTGATTTTGGCGTGTCCTTTTCCGCACTAGGCAGGTCTTCACCCGCATAGATGTAGAGTCCAAGGCCAAACAATGCTAAGCACTTAACCATGCATCGCATTTTGTTATCACTTATCGCTCTTGCGTCAGGTCGAACGATTGCTCTACCACGATGATCCATCACTGGTAGCCACATATGCCGAGCATAGGTGTCAATCACGATTGTGCAGTGGACAGTCACTGTGCCGTCTTCGTGCATCTCATTTGCCCCAAAGTCCATAATGGCTTGAGGGTAATGATCCATCAAAACTATCCAGCTATTTGCCCAAGACAGATATCTTAGTCCCATCTTGTCTTGAACAAAGTCCTCAACGTTGACTGCTGAAAGGGTCTGCCATATATCCACGAAAGTCGGCTCGGTATTTTTTGCCGTTGATCCCATACTGTTTCTCCAATTTAGTTTCTATGAGTTCCACCACTTCCAGTGGAACCAGTCTGTCAAACAAATCAAACTTCAATTTGCATATCGGGCCAGCGGCACAGGTGAATACAATTTCACCACTACCTATGACCTTCATTTGTAGATTAGGTATCTTGGTTATTGACCAGATCCCAATCATCTTTTCAAACACACTCCGTTGCTGCTCAAGCATTGCGCTCTCCTTGCCACTGATCACAAAAATCTGCGACCCGACACCAGTTAGCTGCACACCTTATGGGCTCCCCTGGTCGATGCTCTATGTGAGCGCCGCCTGTTGGAAACTTGCTGCGGATGTAGCCTTCAGCTTCTTCCTGAGTATCCAAAACCCTCATTGCGCGTTTGTTGTTACCCTTCTTGACTGCGTACTGTGACGGTCTCATCCACCGTTCACCGTCAGTGCAATGGGGTAGCTTGTCGCCAGTTAGGTTCGCGTACTCCGCATCTTGATGTAACTTGATGCGCTCAGACATGTATCGGTCTTGTTCCGACTCAGACCACAGCGGTATCCGTATCTCTGCTATAGGCGATTGCGGATAGTCGGCATTGCTTTGTGCCTCCCGTCCTTTCCAATCCCGCATAACAGCTATGATCTTCAACTGCTTAGATATCTGGCCTTTGGCATGGCGCATTAGCCAAGCGTAAGCATTCAACTGATAGGCCCATTCTTTCTTCTCGTAGATCACAGACCACACACTTGTGCATTTGTAATCACTAGGGCCGTCTGCATCTTGCAGGTCTATAGCGCCAGACACTGTCCACCCATCTACATCAACAAACAATCTCTCCTCGCTGATTGAGTCGCCCTGATCGGCATCCTCAAACATAGAATGAACTGCTGTTCCAAGGACAGACCAAAGCTTGCTTGAGACATCTTCTTCAAGATCTTCCCAATGCTTCTCAGTCAGTATCCTAATTCTAGGAGAATCAATGAGTTGCGTCACAGACCTGTGACTATTTCCACGGGTGTAAGTGTCCTTACTGAGGGCGTTTACAATCGGGGTTGGTAGTTTGTGCTTATTGGTTATCTTCACGAATTGGCCCTTGCTTACAGTAGATCCGAACGACTAAGCCTTCCTCGTCGGAGTGCTGCCCGATAAAGAATTCTCGTTCTGGTGGATCTTCCTGCTTGAGCAAGTAACGCTTGTATGCGCTTCTTACCGCCGCCAACTTTCGGACTATGTCCTGCTCTTCTACTGGTATGTCGAAGGCATCTTTGAAAAACATTTGATCCCAAGGTATGCTTGGCAACGGCTCTCCCGTGCTCCGCACATCCATTTCGACATTCGATTTTATGATTAAGCTCATAGCTAAGTTGTTCCTCATTCCATTGCGCGTTTCCACGCTCTTCTTGTTCCAAAACAAAACTTCCAATTTTGCTCATGTAATTCCTCCTGTTGTTCCGCTTGCGTATCATAGCGAACCATCGTAGCATGTGCAACATCTTTGAGACCACAATATATGGCGAACCTGCCAGCAAGGCCAACAGTCGGAAGATTGTAGCTTTCGGGGGTAAACCTAGATTGATAAAGAGTAAGAAGGCCAGAGACTATGTCGATGCCTTTAAGAAGCAATGCCCGACCCTCGATGAACTTATTGAGGGGGACGTTAAGGTGACGATTAAGATTTGGTATGTAACCCGCAGACCTGATCTGGATGAATCAGTTATCTTGGATTGTCTAGAAGGCTTTGCGTACAAGAACGACAGGCAAGTAAAGGAGAAACATATTTACCATGCGCTCGATAAGGAGAATCCGAGAGCGACGATCAAGGTTGAGAAGATTACCGACTAAGAGAACGTTCTAAGTAGTACGTTCTAAACCCAACTTTAAGTTGGGGAGAAAGCTGTCGAAGAGAACGTTCTCTCAGATGGCGTTCTATAGATTTAACATTTTTTGAAACGATTGACAAGGAGGATGCACATGAATCAATCAGACCTAGAATATTTTGTGACTAACAGCGAGGCCGGTAGGCACGTTTGTCCAGTATGTTCACCGGAACGTAAAAAGAAAAACGAGAAGACACTCAACATACAACCTGACGGCGGCTGCTTGTTATATCGCTGCTGGCACTGCGAGGTGTCTGGCAAGGTCACTAGGGAGGTCAGTCCGTTTGATGACTTCCCGCCAGAGACAGCGACTGTCAAGGCCATTAGCAAGCCAAAAGCCTCAGATAAGGGGCTGGTGACTGCGTTCCTAATCGAGCGGGGTATCGACCCTGAGACCATTGGCGGCTATAACGTGGTTGGTGGAACCAAATACTTTCACAATGGCGGCGAGATGGATGCCATTGGCTTTGTCTACGGTGACAATGAAGCCATTAAGTGGAGGGCGGTAACCGATAAGCAGTTCACTCAAGACGGTTCCGCACAAACGTTGTGGGGCATTGAGACTGCACCATCTGACGGCCTTAAAACAATCATCATTACTGAGGGCGAGTTTGATGCGCTGGCAATTGCATCAGCAATAGGCGACTGCCCCGACACCTTGGTGGTCAGCGTCCCCAACGGTGCGCCTCAAAAGGTCAGCAACAAGCGAGTTGATGCTGCCGAGGACAGAAAGTTTGCCTATCTATGGGCTGCCAAGGATGTGTTTGAACAGGCAGAGAAGATCATCTTAGCCGTTGACAGTGATGAACCAGGGCAAGCTCTTGGTGAGGAGATCATGCGCCGAGTAGGTAGAGCTAAATGCTACCACCTAGATCTGCCAGAGGGCTGCAAGGATGCGAATGATGTTCTTCGCATTCAAGGCAAAGAGCGTTTGGTAGATCTCATTGATGAGGCTAGTCCAACGCCATTAGTCGGCGTGTATTCAGCGAATGACTATGCTGATGACGTTGCCTTCCTGTACGAAAAGGGACTGATGAAGGGTATGTCTACCGGATTCCGTGGACTAGATGACGTTTACACAGTGCTGCAAGGTCAGTTAACTGTGGTAACGG